AGGAATTTTTGAGTTTTTCTGCACTATCTTGAGCATCTCCAAGAGCATCGTCAAAATTAGTAGCAGAGTCTGCTCCTAAATCAAGAGAGGACGAGTAATCTATTTCGGGCAACTCGTAACCAAGAAAACCTGCGAGTGATTCCGCCGCATCTTTGATAATCTGCACAAGTGCCTGAAACCACGGAATAACCTTTACTGCTACCACACTTACAACTTGACCTAAAGCAATTTTTGCTTGTTCGGTCTGTGCTTGTAGTATTCTCATAGCATTAGCAGGTGTTGCTATCGTTCTTGCTAAGTCTCCCTGAGCATTTTTACTCTGTTCCATAATGGTTATGTAACGGAGAGTTGCTTTTTGTGCCTCAGTCATTTTAGCGGTAGATAACTCTATACCGTGTGCTAACGCAGTCTCTCTCAACTGAGCAACCGATATATTGATACCCCACGCTTTAAGACCTTTAATCTGTCCTGACATACCGCTTTCGAGTTTTGTAAATGCACTTGAAACATCAACATTCCATAATGACGATAAGTCATAGGCTAACTGCGTAAGGTTCTTACTCATCAAGTTGGCGGACTCAGAACCGATACCGAATCCCTCCGCTATTTGATTGAAAGCACCTTGACCGTTGACCCATTCCTGTATGTTGATACCCATAACATTTTGTACTTGTCGAGCATACTCTAAAGCACTATCCGCCGCACCGCCCATAGAAACACGGAATAAGTTAAGCGATTCTACATATTCGTTATTCTTTTTGAACCACGAGCCTGCTATGTTGTAAACCTTTTTTAAAGTGTTACCAAGCCTTGCAGAACCGCTTGTAATACTGCCGAGTTTTGAGGTAAAGGCTGTACTTTGTTTTCCGGCATTACCTGTAATATTACTTAATCGTGAAAGAGTTTGGTTTAAGGAGTCTAAGCCTTTTTCAGCATTACTGCCGTTGAGTTTGACATCAATATATAGAGTATCTATAACACCGTCTGCCATAACTTAACCTCCTTTATTTTTGTCCTTTGCCATACTTGCATTAAACTTAACAGCAAAAGAACTCATTTTAGCCTTAATCTTATCGTAAGCGGCTTTGATTTTTTCTTGTTTGCGTTTTTCTATCTCCTTTTCAGTAATCGCATATGGGCGAGTGGGGTATTCTATCGGCTTAGTGCCTTTCTTAACAAAGGCTCTAAGTATAGGCGATACATCGCATAAAGCCTCGTAAATATACATACCTTGTAACCACAATTCCTCGTTTTTCCTATCTTTTTGCAAAAGGAACGCATCACGGTAGTATTTTACGAGGCTACTATCTCCCTCCCAATATTGCTCATAGGTCATACCTATAGAGAGGTAAAAAGGAAACTGCTCATAAAAAATCTCATAATACTTACGAGTAGGCTGTTCTATTTCCTCAACTGTGGGGAACAAACTGCTTACCAGTTCGTTTCCCACTCTGCGTTTCCCTCGTTTTCCTCAGGGTCATCTAAGAGGCTAACGATGGGTTCGTTATACATTTCTGCAAGTTTTTCTACCAACTGTTCTTTATTCTTCTGAGCGGCGAAAATCTTATCAATCTTATTCTGCATAACGTTTCTATGGTGAGCAAGAAAAGCACCGGCAAACAATGCAGGGAGCGTACTCATCGGTTTTGTCTGAACATTACTGATAGAGAAACCGCCTCTCTCCATAGCCTCAATAGTTTTTCTTGTGTATTCGAGAGTGTACTGCTCTCCGTTATGTGTTACCTTAATCTGCTTAGCCATAAAATTTTATCCTCCAATATTAGTTTTCAGGGTTAGTGATGGGTGTAGAGGGAGCGATTGAAAGGGTCATACCTACAGGCTCATTTACACCGCCGCCATTTACACGAACGGAAACATATCCCTTAAATTCAAACTTGCCGTCAACACCTGTAGGTGTAACAGTTCCGTTTGCCTCGTCTCCACCGAACCAAACCGCAAGGTCGAGTTCCTGACCCTTGAGAGCCTTAATTTCAGCAAATTTTTCCTTGCTGTAATTAGCGGTAAATTCGAGACCCTCCTGACTCTGAATACCCTCTATGTAAGTCTGCATCGGGTCAGAGAGTGTAGTAGTCTCAAGCATTTCAGGAGAACCACCCAAATCGGGGAAGTCCTTAATGTCTATCAACTTCTCATAAGCAGAAGTTGTCTTTTTCATAAGAAATGTCTTAAAAGTTGAAATAGCATTAGCCATTTTGATTACCTCCTGTAAATTACATTATCTTTTGATACCAAAGCCGTATATCGTGCAATTATGCGATATACAGTTGAATTGTTAATTGTTTGTGGAACTTTACTCTTTCGAGTAAAATTATGCTGTAAAAAGAAATCGTCAATTACTGAAAGAATTTTTTTACATTCGCTTTTCTTTGTATGAGCATTATTAGAATAAACATTAACCTCATACATAAGGTTTGCGTGATTTTCATTAGAACCGCTATCTCTTGTATTCTCATAGTTGGCATTGTCTGCCTCTACAATCGTTACACAGGGGAATTTAGAGGGTAATGCGACATCTTCTCCGTAAACACGAATACCCTCAAAAGAGGATATAAGTTTATCTGTAAGCCTGTCTATTATGATATTTTCAATATCAACCATTACCAAATACCTCCTTTGCGATTTTAAGAATTTCTCCACGCATATCCTCAGATGCGTTATACATCGCTCGTGCAGGGGGATTACCATAAGTACGATATACACCGTCTCTTATAGGTTGACCTGCGTTACCTTGTTCACCCACATACACCCATCCGTTTGCGTTAGCACCTTTACCTTTACCGTATGTACCGTGAGAATAGCCGAATTTGTCTGATAGAGGATGCTCAGGGTTTATAACACCTGTACCGAACTCTATAAACATTACAGTTTCTCCTGCGGCAACTACACGGTAGCCGTCAGCGATTTTCTCAACACTAACCTCAACATCGTTTTTACCTGCGTACATAGCAGATGTGAAATCCATTCTTGCTCGAAAAGCACCGAGAGTAGCCAATTTCTCTAAGAAGATTTCAGCCTTACCACTCAGTCCTTTTTTATAGTCCTGAATTTGTTTCATAACTTTATCAAGGTTTCGTATCTGAATACTATAACTCACTGTACGTCCACCTTTGATACGGCAAACGATATTGTGTTTAAAGACTTAGCCACCCTTTTCACTATGTAATCGTAAAGTAGAGTGCCGTCCTCATTTGTCTTAGGAGGTCTGTCAATAAACAATACTGTGTTTTCGTCAATAGGACAATGTATGTCATCGGTAACGATAACTCTGTCGTATTCAAGCATAGTACCGAACTGCTCTCTCTGTGCATCTCCTGATGCAGGAGAGATATTCGCCCTCATTTTTACAGGCTCTTTGTACTTTGCAATATATACACCGGTCTTATTCCCCTCAGGGTCAGTAGCAGAAACATCTGAGTCAAATAACGCATAATAAAAAGTTTGCTTGTTTCTCTCTAATGTTCTCATTTGATACCACCAACCATGGGTAAAATATCGGCTAACATACTCGCAGGAACATCCGCACTTTCATAAGAGCGACTAATACCGTTCTCACTATGGCTCGTTTGACCCTCACTACCTCTGCGGTTGTAAAGATATTGAGCAATCTCCACGACTTTTAGAGAATATTTTGAGGGTACGGTAGAGTGTTCTGCACCAAAAGGATATAAGCGACTTAATACTTTTCTTTCAGCAATTTGGAGGTAAAGGTCTAAAACTTCATCCTCTGCCTCCTCACCGATAAGTGATTTAAGCATAGACAATTTTCCTGAATCCGCCATAACCTTTACCTCCTAATTTCAATTAACCGATTGTGATTTTAACAGCCTTTGTCGCATCGGTAAGAGCGGCAAGGTAATACTTACGAGAGATGATGGTGTTCAAACGAACATCGGCATCCTCAGAAGAACGAGGCGGCTGTTCAATTTCGATACCTTTCTTATTAAAGAGAGTTACCGCATCCTTAGTACCGATAATACAAGTACCTGCAACGGCATCTTTCTTAGTATAAAGATTGATACCTGCAACTGTACCAACATAACCGGTACGAGCAAAAGCCTCAACATACTTGAGGTCATCTTTAAGAGCCTTACGGATTTTTGCCATATCCTCAGCACAAACAAAACCGAAAATCGAAACACCCTCAAGGTTTTCAAGATTGAGTTTTGCTACTGCATCTGCGAATACGCCAAAACTGTAAGCGGTATCAGATACTGAGAGAGTTGCTTTATTGAACTCTGCAAAAATATCAGCATTAACTGTGTTGAACATATCTGTACCCATATGCTTAACACCGGTAGGTACGAGCATCGGGTCAGTCATAGCCTGTTCGTCATAATACTTAAAGGTGTTCTGAGCAAGAAGAATTACATACTCCTCAGGGGTGTATGATACCTCGATGGATTTGGTATTACCCTCACCCATACCGAGTTTTTCTGTTGCATCAGTAGCCTTGTAAACATTGATTTTACGAGTCATACCTGCTACACCGTCAAGAGTGTTGTCAATGTTACAAAACTGTACTAAATCGAGATGTGAATTAAATTGGTCTTCCACTTCATTAGAAAGGAAGAAATTGTCATAAATAGTATGCGGCATTATTGATTACCTCCGTATAATTTTTTGTACTCGTCAGGGTTTTCCTGCGAAAATTTTAATCTGTCTTGCGGAGACAACTGTTTAAACTTATCTATTGTCATACCTTCTGAACCTTTACCGGCAGGTGGTTTAGGTGTACCCTCCAACAGTTTAGCCTTAACGGTTTTCTCCTTTGCGGTCTCTTTTGCGGCAATCACAGATACT